CGTTCCGCCATCGCCCGAGGCGTTGGTCGCAAGCACGTAGTACGTATAGAGAACACCGGCACTGAGTCCCGTCTTGGTAAGTGTCGTTCCGGTCGTCGTTTGGGTCGTTGTGACTGGTGACGTGGTGACCGTATACGTGACGAGAATGTCGCTCGGGGATGCCGTCCACGAAAGTCCCATGCTCGTGTTTTGTGGGTTCAGGGATGTCAGATTGAGGACGGCGGCCGGTCGAGTCACGATCGACGAGGATGAAATGACCGACCCGCCTTCACCGCTCGAGTTGATTGATGTCACCGTGAATGTATACGTCGTCCCACCCACAAGGCCCGTCTTTGTGAATGTCGTTCCAGATGTTGTCTGCATGGTTGAAGCAGGCGTCGTCACAATCTTGTATGAGGTTGCACTGAGTGCAGCCGTCCATGTGAGATCAGCCGTCGTAATCTGTGGATTGCTCAGCGCAAGGTTTGTGACGGCCGGCGGAAGTGTGAAGAAGCTCACAGACGATGCCGTCCCGCCGTTTCCGCTCGCATTGACGGATTGAATATTGACAATGTAGGATGTGCCGGCTGTCAGGCCCGTCTTTGTGATTGACGTACCATTGGTTGTTTGTGTGGTGGTTGCGGGCGTCGTCGTGACGATGTATGACGCGGCACCGGTTGCACCTGTCCATGACATGTCAACCGTCGTGAGACTGTAATTGCTCGGGGTGATTCCAGTCACGGCTGCCGGTCTGGTCAGAATTGATGCAGATGACGCCGAGCCACCTGATCCGAACGAATTTGTCGACACGACCGTGAATGTATAGAGTGTCCCTCCACTCAGACCCGTGAATGTATAGTTGGGATTCGCCGTTGTTTGTGTTGTTGTCCCTGGCGACGTCGTGATTGAGTACCCCGTCGCGCCATATGCAGGCGTCCATGCGAGATCGACCGTCGTAATCTGTTGGTTCCCGAGCGAAAGGTTGGTGACTACGTTCGGAATGACGAATGATCCAGATGTTGTGACACCGCCAGAACCAAAGGCGTTGATTGATGTGACATTCACCGTATAGTCGACACCGGTTGTGAGTCCCGTCTTGACGAGCGATACTCCACCCGTGGTTTGCGTGGTTGTTGCCGGGGTTGTCTTGATCGAGTATGAACTCGCACTTGCGCTTCCCGGCCATGTGACAGTGACGCTCGTCAGACCCGCAATGGTAATGCTCGTGATTGATGCGACGGCTGCAGCCGGTGTCACGAACGACACGGAACTCACTGTACCACCAATACCAGTGGGCACGATTGATTGAACCGTAAACAAGTATGGTGTTCCACCCGTCAACCCCGTGAATGTGCGCGACGTGCCGCTCGTCGTCTGGGTCGTTGTCGCTGGCGTCGATGTGACACTGTATGACGACACGCCAAAGCCCGCCGTCCATGAAAGAGGGATACTCGTCCCGGAAACTGAGCCGACGACCAGGTTGGTCGGCAAAGCTGACGTGTACATGTTTCCGGACGTGACTGGTGATGCATATGCACCAATCGAGTTACCAGACTGGATCGTGAATGTGTATTCGGACGCGGCACTCAGACCCGTGAATGTGTATGATGTGCCGCTCGTCGTTTGGGTCGTCGTCGCGGGCGTCGTCACGATTGAGTATGACGTGGCGCTTGACCCGGCAGACCACGAAAGCGAAATGCTCGGGTTTAACGTCGAGCCGAATTGACCGACCGACCCGACTGGCCCGGCCGGAGGTGCTGACGTGTACGTAATGGTCGTGCTTGACGCGCCGTAGAAGCACGTCGCCGTCACGCTAAAGTCGGTGGTTGCTGACGTCGAGCTTGTCGCGACAGCAAACGTGATGCCCGTATCGTCCGAGCTTGAAAATGAAACGCCGCTCGGCAGTGCTCCGTATGTCCACGTAATCGTCCCCGTGTACAGAGCCGTTTGGCTGATCGTAAACGTCGTCCCGGCCGACGATGCAATGACATAGGGTGATGCGCTCGTAAGAACGGGCGTGTTGCCATACCCCGTGTAGACAACAATCAGACTCGTGAGACCGAAATCAGCCGTGGCTGTTACCGTGAAACTTTCCTGGTAGGGCACGGCGTACTGCGCAACCGCAAAGGTGATTTGGGTATCATCCTTGGGGATCGTCTCCGTGACGCCTGTTGGGAGGGTTGTATATGTCCATTCAATCGGACCCGTGAGTGCCGCCGATGCCGTCTGAAACACTGAAAATGTCGTCGACACAAATGTCGGAACGACAAAGGGTGTTGCGGCAGACAAGGTGGGTGGAGTCGGCGTCGTATCAATAAAAAACGTCACGGACGAATCTCCGCCGGTAAGATTCTGAACCTGGACCGTAAAGTTGTCGGTGAATACCGTGTTGCGTGCAATCGAAAATGTGATGCCTGATGTCGCGACGTTGTAAATTGAAAACCCTGACGGAAGAGTCGGTTTGATTTGCAGAAGCATGAGCGTGATTCCCTGCGTTGCCTGGACGAGCGGTGCAGTCGGAACTGAAAAGTTTGACGTGTACACTGAAAAGCCAGACACGATCCGAACATCGGCAACGTACCCCGTGAACAGCGTCCCCGTGTTTCCACCGCCAATGAAGATTGATCGACCGGCCGTGTACGAACCCACGATGATTGACGTCCGTGCATTGTCTACGCCGTTGATGTAAAGCACGACGTTTCTCCCATCACTTACAATTGCGACGTGGTTCCACACAAATGGCGAAAGCACCTTACGTTGAACACCCACACGGAACGTGTTCATCTGGAAATACGTGCTCGACGCATCCTGGAAAAACTGCCAATCAAAAGGGGCTGCCAGTGCGGCTGCCGACGAACGTGAAATGATCGTACCAAAGTTTGTGCTCGACGTCCCGTAGACCCAAAACTCAATTGTAAATTCGGCGCGCAGAATGTCAATGTCGAGCTTCGGGTCAGTCAACTCAATCAAGCCGGTGAACGACCCGGCGACTGCGTTCGTGTAGGGGTTTGCGATGGAAATGTTTGGCGTCGACACTGTTGCCGGCGACGGACTATTGTCCGTGATGAATGGTGTGGTTGACCATGAGAGTATACCTGTTGCGGCTGGATCGGACGTTTGCTGAACCGTGAAGAGCTGTTCGGCCGTCACGATGAATGTGAGCTTGCGCGGATTGACGAGCTTTGGTGACACGTATTCGGTGGTACCAATCACCTGGAGGCCGCCGAGGCTTGTGAGCGTGCTCGCCGGATTGGTCGCCGTCGCAATGTACCTGTAGGTCATGTATGCTGTCGTGACTCCCGTGACACTCAGCACAGTCGTGAAAAAGTCGGCGCCTGATGCACTGCCCGTTCCCTGATAGACTGAGTACCATACCGCACCGTCGTTCGACCCCGCGATGATATAGCTGGTTGCATTTGACCCACCAACCTCAATCAGTTGGATCGACGTCACCGTGATTGTATCTGGAATCTGAAGTTGGATCCATTCGCCCGAGCGCGCGACACTGTCAACATACGTCACTTGGGCGCCCGTATACGCCCCGGCGGTGTACACACTGGTCGACGATGACCACTCGACATTCTCCGTGAATGAAAAGGCGTTTGACATGTTTCTCGACACGGACGATGCCGACATGATGTACTCGCCGTTTCCGTACGGCTGACCAAACACGTCATACGTCTGTGGGTTGGACGGCGACGCCAGAAAGAGTGACGCGGATGGGTATGCAGCCCCGGGTGGAGGCCCATTCGTTTGGAAGACACCGCCGTCGGTCGGGGAACCAATGTCTGTCCCGCCAAAATTCATGATGAATGTAGATGAAACACCGGCCGATAGATTGACGCCGAGAATCGTTGCAACTTGAGCGAGGTTTATGGCTTCTACCACCATGTTTTTGGTTGAAAAGTACGTTTCGGCTGCGACGGTAAATGTGATCCCCGAGTCTGCCGTCGTGGCTGTCACCCCGGCGGGCGGAAACGTGTATGCCCATGACATGGCACCCGAAGATGTCTGTGCAATTGTGAATGTCTGTTGGGTCGTCGTATCGAGCGCAAGCTGAAAAGGCGATACGAGCACGGGTTTCACGGCTACCGTCACCGTGAAGGCTGTAGATGCGGACACGCCGATGACGTTTGTCGCCACGACCGTGACGGTTGTTGGTCCGAAGCTCGTTCCGGGTGCAAACGAAAACGTGATCCCGCCGTCGGACGTTATGAGTGTCGCCGGGACTTGCGGGGAGTATGACCATGACACGGGACCGGTATATGCTCCAGTCTGAGCGATCGTAAATGCGTTCGTCCTGAGCGTGTCGAGATTCTGCGCACCGGGTGGTACGAGAGCGGGTATCCCGGCCGCCTTGATTGAAAACTCGAGAGGTGCCGACGTGAGATGCGTGATACCACTCGCCGCAACGACGGGAAAAACAACCGGCGTTGAAATGATAGCCCCTTGTGCGACGTTGAGCGTTATGCCCGTGTCAGACGCGCTCGTGTACGAGATTGTCGATGGCGGGTACCCACCGTTCCATACGAGTGGGCCGGTTGCCGAAGGCGCCACAGTTTGATTGATTGTGAATGTGCGCGCGATGCTCGAGTCGACAATCAGGGTTGTTGCGGCAGATGTCAGAATGGGCCGGGAACCAGATGTTAAAACGATGGTTTTCGATGCCGAGACGCCGAGCACGTTGGTCGCAGTGACTGTGAACGGCACGTTGTCGCGATACGGACCTCCGATGGTTAACGAAAATGTAATCTGCGTGTCGTCCGAGGAAGCAAGAGCTGGACTTCCACCACCCGTGTATGACCATGTGATGGGTCCAGTCGCCTCCGGGTGTATCGTCTGTGCAAGGCTAAATGTTTGGTAGGTTGTCGTGTCGAATCTTTGATCCATGCCTGTGACGTTGGGGGCGATGAACGCACTGACGTCAAAATCCACAGGAGTCGAGGCGATACTTGCTTCGTTCGTGGCTAAGACGGTCATGAGTGTTAACGGGGTGTTCTTCCCGGCATTTATCCCAAAGATAATCTCACTGTTTGATGACGAGATGACATTCACGTTGATCGGTAGGTTGTATGACCATGTGATCTGACCCGGTGCAGAGACTGATTGAACAACCCTGAACGTGCGTCCCACGGTCGACGTGTTAAACGTGAGAGGGCCGGGCGAAATAACGATGGGTTTGGGACCGGATGCAAGCCTCACCGTTGTGACTGACCGCTGACCCACTTCGTTTGTCGCCGTCACGGTGAACATCTGTGGCCGTATGATCAAACCCGCCGGGATCAAAAATGTAATCTGGGTCCCGCCGGACGTAAAGACGGACACTCCGTCTGGAAGTGAATATGACCACGTAATGGTTCCCGTGCCTGACGTTGCAGCCGTCTGGAGCACCTGGAATGTCTTTTGCGTCGTCGTATCCAGTGTTTGGTCTACGGCACTCAGTACTGGCCGTACACCTGTAGCCAGCACGAAGGTCGCGCTCATACTCTAGGGTGTTATTATTGTTGCTGTCACATTCAATGCAGTCGCCGGGAAAAGCGTCCCGGCTGCAATCGTAAACACAATCGCTGTGTTTGTCTGGGACGTCACGGTGACGCCTGCCGGCAGAGGAGTTGTATGTGACCATGTGATTGATTGATTGTACGGATTGTAGTAATTGACCGTGTACGTTTGCGTGGTTGTCGTGTCGAGCGTCACGGGCGTCGGTGCCGTGACAGGGGTGAACAAACGTTGGTAATCGAAAACCTGGGTCGCCAGGTACTTGATCGGTCCGGCGAAACGCTGAAACTCATTCTGGTCTGCAGTGATGCGTGTACGCTGTGACTGTGTGATGAGGAGCTGGTGCGGCTGATCGACAAACCAACTGCGTTCGACTTCGCTGAGATGGAGAAGCGACGCCCACATCTGAATGGTGTATGTGGTCGACAACGCCTTGATACGAATCGTCAGATCATGGTATTTGAGTGCGCACAGAGGGAATGCGCGTGACCAGTCTTGACAAAAGAAAAAGTGTAAAGGGTAAAATCCAGTCGGCGTTGCCTCGCGCTGCGACCACGTCGATGCCTCGAGCACCGGCCACACCTGCGACGAGTACACATAGTCTTGCGTGTCGACGAGCTGACCACCAATGACGAGCTCGACCGAATCGATGATTCCTGCCCATGAGTTCAAAGGCACAAGCTGTCCAGTCACCTTGTCGTGCGCCGTGAGATGACACGGCCCGAGGAGATCGCCGTATCTGTCAAAACGACACGATCCATCTGCATCAAAATTCATTTTTTTGAGTTCGGTACCAAATGGCACGCTGTGCCGATACACTGATCGAAAAAATGAAACTTGGGGGGTGCCTGAAAGCCACTCGTCCTGTGGCCCTTCGGCTAAGAGCTGCGCACCTCCGACGCTACTCATCTAGGTTTTAGCGAGATTTTAAGAAGAATACAAGACGGCACCCATACCGTTCTGGATACGGAGCACGTTATAGTTGACCGCGTAGATGTACGGAGACGCAGACATACCGGCAGCAGCCGTCGATCCAGACGTCGTGCCCTGCACGATGCTCTGCAGAGTGATGTTGGACGGCGTAATCAGACGGTAGGTGTCAATGCGCGAGAAGTTGAGGGTACCGGTCGGCTGCAGCTTGGACGTGTCCAGGCAGTACGGCACGATCGCCACGTTGGAGACGGCACCGCTGTACGGAGCGTAGCCGTTGGGCGTGTGGTAATACTGGTTGGCATCCACCCACGACAGCAGGGAACGAGACTCGCCAATGTCCGTGCCGTTCACCTGCGTCTTGAGCTGCAGAGAGGATGCGTTGGTCGCACTCATGGTGTACGCCTGGACGTAGTTGTTCGACTGGAACGCCAGGTACTTGACCGGGTGAGCAAAGGCCAACTCCATCACGGGGGTGTTCGGCACAAACTGACGCTGGACCTGGGTGATCAGCATATCCTGGGACGTCTTGGAGAAGTAGTCACGCTCGGTCTGATCCAGGTAGATGAAGTTGGTCCAGAGAATGTACTGCAGATTCTGGTAGGTGGTGGGCGTCAGAGACGTCGCACCGCTGAATGCGGTCGCGGTCAGGGTCGCCGCCCACGTGATGCGCAGCTCGACGTCGTGATACTGCAGAGCCACCAGGGGCAGAGCAGACTGCCAATCCTTGCAGAAGAAGAACTTGAGCGCCTGGAACGAGTTGTTGTTGAAGCCCGCCTGCGTCGGCGTGAGCACGCTGTCGTACTTGGGCAGCAGACGCTGGTTGGTGTTCGTCGCGCCGACAACCGGCTCAATGTTATTCATCCAGTAGGCGTCCTGCATGTCAATCACCTGGCCGCCAATAAGAAGCTCCACCTTGTCGATGACGCTCGCCCAGTTCAGCAGAGGGACCTGAGCACCGGTCGAGTCACGAGCAGTCAGGTACACGTAGGACATCAGATCACCCTTCTTCTCAAACCGAATCGTGGAAATGCCACCCGCGCTCGGCGTGCCCTGGATGAGCTGACGCTCGACCGAGTTGGCAAAGTGCGTGTACCGCTTGTACGTGGACCGGTAAAACGAAACCTCAGGCTTCCCCGTCAAGTATGCGTCCTGAGCGCCGATTGCAACGAGTTGAACAATGCCACCGCTCATTTATCAGAAGTCAACCTTTTTTTTTCACGCCTTTGCATAGTCTGCAAAAGCCGGCTGAGCCAACGGGTTCTTTGCACGGATATCCTTCGCCAGATTAAAATCAATCTTGGCCTCACTATTCCCCTTGAAGATGTTGTCCTTCTGGTACTGCGGCACGATGTAGCGCTGACCGTGTGAACCATCCGCCGGCCGAATGGGCAAAGAGCTCGCCTCGAGACGGGTCGTCGTATTGGCGCCCACCATGCCGACGGCGTCTTGGCGAACGTTCATGTTGCCCGGGTTGCCTGCGCGATCGGGGTTGACACGGTTGTTGGTGCTGCGCGTCTGGCCGTTGTTCATGAGCGTGCTGTCGTAGCCCTGGCCGATCCTGAACTGCGCCGGGCCGTCACCCAGATTATCATCACGGTAGCCCGTCTCTTGACGGTTGGTCGTCCGACGAGTCTTCTGGAAGTCGGGACGTCCCTCTGGTGCTGTGAGGGCACCACCCTGCCCCTGACCACGGTTCTGAGCCGGATCACGGTGCCACGCCTTGCTGTCCTTGGCATGGTGGGTAATCTCACCCATCGTCGTCCCACCATTCTTGATGAACGAGTTGGCGGGTCCTCCCCACGTGCCTGGGAGGGTTGACAGACGCTCCTCGTTCATGTTGGTCGGCTCGATACGGAAAAACTGCTGGAAACCACCGGCTGCTGCCGTGTTGGGATCGAGACCGAGACCGCGACCGACGTACACCTTTTCGGTCGGATTCAAGTTGTTCATCCTGTTTGTGACATTCTCGCGGTACGACACGTCATACACGGGCTGACCGAACGGAAAACGCTTGCCATTCTTGACGATATCGCCCATGTTTGGCACCGCCTCCTTCGATCGAAGACGCCAATCGGGATTTCCCGCAAACCCGCGACCAGTGTCGGGCGTCATGATCGTGTCGTCAAACACGGGGTCCTGGGACCGACGGAAGCTCTTGAGATCGAGCTCAACACGCGTAATCTTCTTGGGCGCGAGCATCGTAGGCACCTGCTGCTGTTCCTCCTTGGCATCGCTGATTTTCTTGCCCGAATAGACAAGACCGACAATCGCTGCCAGGGACAAAGGGTCCATATTACTTACAACTGCTATAAAAAATCTACTTCTTGCCGCCGTAACGCTGGGCAAAGGACTCGGTCTGGTACACGGCGTACGTGCTGATGGGATCGTTGAGCTGGACGCGAACCGGTTCATTCACCTCATACAGGGTCGGAAAGTCAAACTTCTCGGCCGTCCAGTACTTGTTGTTGCGCGAGCTCGTCTGGGAGCGAAGCGCATCGTCGGTCATGATCATGTCAACATAGTTTGTGTTGGAAGGACCCTTCCAGATTCCATCCTCGAGGACGACACCGTCAGTCTGAAGCCGAGGCATTCTTTCTAGGTGTGAACATTTTTAACGGTAGCCGCCACCGTTGCCGCCGCGCATCTGGACACGCTCCGGGAAACGAGCGTTCGGGTTGCCCTCTGGGTCGCACGCTCCGGGGGTGTCGCGGCACTGAGGCGCAAACGGACGACCATAGGCAGCCTGAGCAAATGCCGCCTGATCGTTGGGAATTGTGGTACTTGCCGTCGTGTAGAAGTTGCGGTCATAGTCACGCACCTTTTCAAACGGGTGAACAATGTCGAAATCCGTCTGAACCTCCTTGCGCACTGACGGGTACCACGCTGCTGGTGAACGGTCAGGGTTGGTCGAATACTCGCCCATCAGAATGTTGCCCATGGGGTTGTCGACGGTCGGCATGGTGTAGCCCTGGAGTCCCTTGGCAACATAGGCGGAACGAGCCCCCTCTGGGATCATGTTATTGAAATAAAGACCATACAGAACGGCAAGCACGAGGCCACCGAGGAGCACAACGCGTGAATCGCGGCGAATCAGAAACAGAATCACGACGGCATACACGATGAAGCGGGTCGTCGCTTCGACACGCTCCTTGGCCGTCTGACGATCGGACGGCCAAAAGTCCATAAGTTTGTCTTGCTTGAACACTTCTTGGGCAATGTCCATATTGAATTACTCCGAGATCTTTTTCTCGCCCATGAGCCCTGCAAGACCACCCGAGCCCATGAGCTGAGACATGAGACCGGACATGTTCTTCATGAGCGCCTCCTCACCGGTGATGCCCTCCTCGGTCATCTGCTTGGCGCACTTTTCGGCGACGCTCTCAATCATGCTGAGCGTCTCGGCTGGGAGAGCACTGATGGTCGACGCCAAAATGTAGAGCGTCTGGAGGTACTTCCAGATTGCCTCCTTGGTCGAGGATGACAGATCATCCCCCCAGATCTTGGCAATGTTCAGCTCGCTGAGCAGAGGCACGGAATCGGAATTCTCCTTGAAAAACGACTCATTCTTCTCCATCAGCTGGGAAGCAACCGGGCCGATCGACTTCATGAAGCTCTCGAGCACGGCACGGGGGCGCGCCTTGCGAATCATGCTGAAAGATGCCTGGTACTTGACGAACGACTTCTCCTCGGGGAAGGTGAGTACGAGTTCGTCGAGGAACTGTTGCATCATGTCATTGAAAGCAGAAACGGTGGTCGCCATTAGGTATATGACGTCTGTTTACTTTAACTTGTTCTTAGCCAAGTCACGGAGAAAATAGAGGATGAAGGCGAGCATGATGATCCAAAAGATGATATTCATCAGTTTGGCAAACTTGCAGTACAGCGAATCATCCTCGGCTTTGCACTGAACGACCGAGCCGATACCACCGAAAATACCGGATCCGAGGATACCACCGTTGTTCGAGCGCGCCATGTATTATTCACTGCGATTTAAAAAGGGTCGTGCGAAATGGACTCCTTCGAACCCGCGCCCTGGGACACGATGAAATAGACGAGGAGACCGACCAGGAACGCAGGCTTGAAGTATGCAGAGTTTGGAAGCTTCTCCTTGTTCATGGACGCCTTGACGTGGATATATGCCAACGTCGCGGCGGCGGCAATGGCGCCGGCACTCATAGGATCGCGAAAGTGGTGATCCATTTACTGTTGACTGGCATAATTTTTGAACCACTCGATCGTCTCGCGAAGACCAGTCTTCAGATCCTTCTCGGGCTGTGGAAACTCACCGGGACCCGGCTTGGCAAACTTGCGCATTTGGCCGTCTGGTCCGCCGACAAACTCGATGGGAATGCCGTACTCGCTTGCGATTGTTTTTGCGAGCTTTCGGATCGAATACTCTTGCTCGTTGCAGCACACAATCATGGGTGGTGGCTTCTCCGGCGACTCGACCGCCCATACGACGATACGTGCCAAATCGTCCGCGTGAATAAACTGTCGGAGCGCCCGACCCGTCCCCTTGACTTGAAGCGTCTTTCCATCCCTGGCGGCGATCCATGCGCGATGAATCAGCGCCGGGACGACGTGTCCATCCTCGAGCGAAAAGTTGTCGTGTGGGCCATACACGTTGGTCGGGATGAGTGACGTCACGTGGGTTCCGGTCGTCTCGCGAATGATCCGGGCGTGAACTTCCGAGACGCGCTTTGCATAGGCATACCCTTCATTCGACGGGTGTGGAGGACCCATGTGA